CGGCATCTACAGCCGAAGTTGCCGAAAGTGTTGATTGGACGAAAGTGAAAAATAAGCCAAACAAGTTTGCTCCTGAAAATCACGGCACAAATGTAGTAACAGCACTCACTGGCTATATTCCATCGCTTGATACAGATAACGTATTTAACGAGCTTAACGAAAGCGACACTCTTAATGCAGCCTTAAACAAGCTGTATAAGAACGACTACAGAATGCTTCCAACTCTTGACATTGAGAATTTAGACTATTCACCAGGCACAGGCTTAGAAGCCGTTAAGAGGCTCGCAGGTATGCAAGCTGTTATTCGCTATACGCTTACCTATACAAACGGAGACAACAAGACGTATGCGGTTGGAACATTAGAGGAGTTTACAGACAACGCTACACTTGCTATTACGCAGATAGCTGAAACACGATGCGTATTAGACGGCACTAAAAGTTTTCGCTTTAAAGAGGCACAAGGCGCACAACGCTATATTCGTCATTACATATTAAAAGACGGCAACCCATTAGGCGCAAAGAACACGTGGACAGCGTGGAAGCCATATTGTGGAGAGGAAACACAAAAGCTAATTGATGCAGCGAAGCAGGAGGGTACAGATGCTAAAAACCTCGCTAACAGCGTAAAGAACGAAGTAAACAATTTTACACGTATCACTGAAAGCGAAATAGATGCTTTGCTATAAAGAAAGGAGGAGATGATGAACTATTTAGAGCAATTCAAATATATAATTTGTTCAGTATTAGGGGGCTTATTGACATTCTTTTTCCCTATTAGAGACATAATGTATGCTATGTCAATTGTCTTCCTTGTTAATTTCGTATTCGGTGTTATAGCTGGGCAGCTTAACGGGGAAGAATGGGAGCATAAGAAAGCCTTTGTCTTCTTCGTGCATTGCGCTGTATTTGTATTTATAATACTGTGCGTATTTGCCACAGGTAACCTTATGGGTTCAAAGGAAGAGGCACGAGGAGTAGCTAAGCTGTTATGTTGGGTGGCAATTTGGTTTTACGGAACCAACATAGTGCGTAATTGGAAACTCATGATGGTACAAGGCACCATAATGTGGAAAGTTGCAGGCTTTCTCTATTATGTTCTAACGCTTAAAGTAGTGGAAAAGATACCTTTCCTGAACGAGTATTTAAAGAGTACCAACGGAAAGGCAGATAGCGACAAAGCAGATATTTTATAGTTTCATAATAAAAAAAAGAAGAAAATAAAAATGAAAAATTTAAGCAGTAGTAACATCTTATTAGCCTTAGTAGGCTTACTAATATCGTTCTTTATAACGATTAGTTCTGCAAAAGCAGACGTACCAGCGGTAAATGTATGTGTATACTCTTTAGCAGTAGTAAGCGTTGTCAGCCTAATGGTAGAAGCGTTTCGTCTACTCATTAAAGAGTGCGAACGTTGGCAGTGGAAACGCATCGTGCTATGGCTATCAGGCGGTATTGTAGGCACAGTATTAGGACTTTTACTTTCATAATTTTGTTTTGTATAATTAGTTTTTAGTTAATTTATTTATTGTTTTATTTCAGGCTGCTGTTGGTTCGAGAGGAATAGACACAGCTATTTTAACACACAAACACAATGGAAACAGTATTATTAGGACAAAGCGGAGAACACCAAGATGGTGTTGTTCGCATCAATTACAAGAGCGACTTTCCTCTCGAAGTGAAAGTAGTTAGAAATGGCGTAGCAGAGAATTTCCCTGATGCCGATTTTACGCTAACGGCAAAGACAGAGGGAGGCTTCACCGTGTACAAGGCAGAGCGCAAAGCAGGCGTGTATAGCCATTGCAAGCGAGACGGTGAACGGCTGATAATGTTCTTCGACAATCACGGTCTTGCCAAAGGTCGGTTGATTGTATCAGCTGTTATTAATCACCCCGATGCCGACTACACCGAAGATGGTATCAGACAAGAGAACCTAACCACCACAACAAATATAGAACTTGTGGAGGACAATGGCGATGCACTGCAATTGCAATTGCCCGAGCCTCGTGTTATAGAAAAAGTGGTAGAAAAGATAGTGGAGAAAGAAACCGACCACTACACCGACTTGCAGAAGAAAGCAGCAGCGTGGGTGGCAGGGATAGACACAAGCGGTGATGCGTCATATCCTTTGATTTTGGATTACTTTTTAAAGAATATAACCGATATAGGTAGTTTGGTGGCAATCTTTCAGGGTGGGTATATGAACGGGGCAAATGAAACAGACCCAGATTTTAACGAGAAGTTAGAACTTGCAAAGGTTTGCTTTAATAGTTTTTATTTAACAAATACGGGAACAAGCTGCTTTGAGGGTATGAATGCTCCACATTTAGACTTAGATTTATTTTCTATGGGACAATGCGATATATCAAATTCATTTAATGATACCATAGTAAACACTTTAACTATAACTGCGCAAGGATATTTTGATGGATATATATATGACAACAATCAAGATAAGATTCTCCAAAACGTAAGTAAATTATTCGTAGGTTGCGTTGCTAAAAAAGTAAGAATTACCAAGAATGTGCAATCAAACAAAAACGTTTACTATTATTTAGCAACTATTAAAGATAGCAAGGTGGAGTGTTTTGAGTTCAAGGAAAATAATAAAGAACACGCCTTAGATATTAACATCGTTGCTGAAAAGATACTACCCGATGTATCGCAAGACGAACATAAACCAAAGCTAATATTTAGGAATGTAGTTGGTACAGTAAACGAAGAGTTAAAGCAGAAGATACTCGCCAAAGGCTACCCATCTGTAGAATTTTACGAGGGTGAGAATAAGGTATTGTAATGTAAATGGGGTATTCGGCTTAACAAGGTCGAATACCCCATTTTAAAATATATACAATTAAAAAGGACTTTGCGAACGTCGCACACGTCCACTCCGCCTGTTTATAGTAGCCGTAATCTTGTCTGTTATATCTTCCAACCTTTGCGCCCACAGCACTTTGTATTCAGGCATTGTAATACCTATCCAATCACTTAGCACGCTACAAACCAAATATTCGTGTATAAGATGAACCAAATATTCTAAAGACGTGTGAGAGAACGTTGTAGGCACTTTCATATCTATAATGTAGTTCTTAGGGTCTGCAAATGTATCGTCCAAATGCTCACCACCTACAATATCTGTGTGTGTATAAGCATACAGCAGCTCTATGCACTCCTGATGAGCCAATCGCAGAACACGTAATACCCTATCCAAGTTTTCGTCCTGCACAATATCCTTAAGCTCTTGCTTTGCGTTTACGTTGTCCGAAGCAGATACTTCGCTTTGGACCCAGCTATTGTTAGTTATATCGTGTAACAATTCATCACGCTTAAACAGCAGGCTTACTTGTAACTGTTCTCTGTCGCTTGCCAACTTTGTAAACTGACAATACCCACCATCACATTTTAATTCCATATATTAACCTCCTTTAATTAAAACCTTGTGCCACGTCTATGGCGAGTGCGTTTGCTCATAGCCTCATAAATCTGTGGCAACAGACCCTCCGCCATCTTGTAATAGGCATTTGCTTCGTCCGTATTTGTCTTTAGATACCAATTACCAATAGCATAATTCACAATATAGTCGTGCAAACCAGCTGAAATGAAGTCTATAGAAGACACACTAAAGTTATATGGCATACTAAATACAAATACATATCCTTTGTCTATAGAACGCTTAACATCGTTCTTAAGACTGTTGTTTATTTCCTCCACTTCCTCATAATAGTTATATATATACTTGCCTAAATGAGTGCGTAGCTTTGCAATAGCACTCTGTATGCTTCTATACAGTTCGTTCTCACATTCCTCCGAACTATCTGTGGTTGCATCGGCTGCTTCTTCATACTTGTCGCCACTCATAGCCGTACGATTTGCAAGATATGTCTTTGTGGCTATGTCGTAGAACAGCTCGCCAATCTTTATTGTAATTTTAATTTCTGTCTTTGCCATATTCTTTGTTATTCAAAATTAGCTTTTGTAGGTGCAAACTTCATACACAGCTTGCGTCTTATGCCCTTTATAAAGTCATTGTAGTTTGCAAAGTAATATTCGCAACGTTCCTTGTCCGTCAGTTCAAACCATTTGCACAGAATGAAATTCACAAAACAACTAAACAAATCCTTTTGCAATACTGTCTTCCTTTGTGCTACATCACTCAAAGGCTGTATTATAAATGTGGCATCGTTACTTTTATCGTTTGACACAATATCCTTTATAAAGCGTTGCAACTCACCAGCCACCTTTCCACAACAGTCCTCCCAATACCTATCCAATAGTTCATTATCGCTATCCGTAATAGCTATGCGAGTATAAGTATCCGCTTGTCTGTCCTGCTCTTTAAAGCTCTTTGCGCCAACGTAGCCACTAATCCTCGCCACTTCGTTGTAAACGTCTTTTCTCTTTATATCTAATTCAATGTTTGTTATCATACCTGCAAACTTAATTATAATACCTTTTAATCATTAGTTATTCATTAACGCAACTGATTATTAAACCTGCCACGCAACGATACACTTGCATTGCTCAAACTTTGCGACGTTGTAAGGCTACCAAAGCCTACAATGCGAAAGTATTTATAAGGCGACCCACTAAAACCACGTAGATAGTGATTTTCAGAAGACCATACTATCTTCCAGCTGTTAAGGTCTACAGAACCGTACAGCACCATTTTAACGCTACCATCATTAAAGTGTCCACGCTGAATGACACTCTCAACAGTCTTTAATACGTCAGGCGCACCAAATTTCAGCGGGCGTGTAGCAAATAGGAATTTTGCATCGTCCCTATTATCATACTCCGAAAGGTCCATTAGACTGCCATCGCTACACATAACCAATGCCTGTGGGTATGAATTAACACCGTGAGTAATAGAACTCATCATCATACCCCACATCTTCGTACGGAGCGAATATACATACGCATACGCCTTTGTGGGATTGTACAGCACAATACGCTGGTGTGTGTAATCGAACACCATTCCACTATCTTGTATGTACTGTTTAAAAGGTATATAATCAAAGTGTTTATCTAACAGTCCTGCCAACTTTATAATTTCAGGACCAAAGCGCAAAGAACCCAAGCTAAAAGCATCTTCACTCTCTAATACTTCTGTAATGCAGGTACTTTGAGAACCCGACAACATCATAATACCTCGTGTCGTTGCAAACAGCACAGCACTATCTACTTGTGTTATGCTATCCTTATCCACACACACGTCCCTTGTAATGGGTTGGCGTGCCGAATAAGCACCATTGGACGCAACTTCCAAAGCCCACACGCCATCAGATGTGAAAGCATACAATGGAAACTGTCCGAACTGACCTTCTGAAAGAGCCTTTGCAGCAGTGGAGATGCCATATACTTCGCCAACACCGACTGTGGTAATACCTAATATAGGAAATACAAAGGGGTTGTTCACCTTTGAAGTGTATATCTTGTTAGCTATATTCACAGTTCTATTGGCACTTGTTGATACGATAGGAATATTAACGCCATTAAAGGCTTCTGTATCTAACTCTTTCATATCGCCCAGCCGTCTGAAATTACCAAACCAAAATGCTCCATTAAGCCCTATATGACTTTCGAGCGGTAGTTCAAAGTAGCGTTCTGCATTTGCGTCCCACGTTCCAAACTCCCATACGCCTTGTATACGAATGATTGCCTTATAGGCATTTGCATTTGGATAATAGAAGTAATAGATCGGCACATTACAGAATATATCCTTTGTATCGCTTTCAACCACTATGTTGCGACCACCTTGTTTAACGTATATATACGCACGCACCTTGCTCATCTTCTGTTCTACAGCTTCTATTCCGTCAGAGTTTACAGCCGTATTTACAGCCGATGGATTAAAGCCACTAAACAGCTTCTTTGAAAGCCCAGTAAGATTTAAGCGTTGATTGTATACAAACGAATACTTTGCAGTAAGTCTGTCGTGGCTGTCGTAATCGTCCGTCATCGTCTGTCTATTCACAAGAGCCTTAAGGAAGTACTCATCAATGTCTATCTTCTTTCTAACTCCCGATGTTAGTTCTTCTATGCTAATGCTTTTGAGGAGATAGAAATCACGGCACGTCTTTACATTCTCTAATACTGTTTTAAATGGTACTTTTGGAATTTCAATACTCGCCTTAAAACCAACGTCCGCATATTGCGCACCGTCAGGCACATTAAACTTCTTCTTATAAGCTGTAATCCAGCTCCAATCGCTATATTTACCCTCCGCCTGCACTTCTTTTAAGTTGCAAACAGATTTTACAGTGGTCATATCAGATGACAGAACAGGCGTTATATTTAAATACTCTATGTCGCCACTTTGTTTGTATGTATATATAGGAGCTGAAATGTATACATCAACCGACTTAACGATATCTTTCCAGGTTTTAAGCTTCTCAATTACGCCTGTATCATCTGTTACGATGTAGTCTAAATCGCATACCATTCCAAACACACGGTAGTTTATTTGTGTTGTAGAGAAGAACACCTTATCCCCTGCCTTATAAAAGTTCATACCCTCTTCCATACATATAGGGCTGCATTCTGTAGACGGTATCATTAATATAGGAGCAGAGTGTTTCGTTAAGCTGCCATCATATAAACGGTAAGCATATCGCACAAAGAATGGGTAGATAAATTTGCCGTTCTTTTCGTAGTTCTCCGCTATGAACTTGTTCACATATCCTAACACGTAATCCGTTATCTCTTTCTTTTCACTATCCCTAATCTTTAGGCGAAGCGTGGACTTGCCATTTAGTCTATCGTTTAAGAAGCCGCCCCATTCAGCTTTACTTACTCCTTTGTCAAAATTCACAATTGAAACGTCCAGCTTGTCGCTCTGTTTCAATTCTCCTTGCAAGCCAAAGAGAAAAGACACATCAGGTATTTCACTACCTAATATTTTATAAGCGTTCCTTTCGTTCTCCCATAAAAGATACTGCACGCCCGATGTTGTAAGTAGAATTAATGTGTTACCAACAGAAGATATGCGATACAAGCCATTATCTTTTAAATCGTAAAGCTCGTGAATGTCCGTTCCATTGACAGACCAATACAAATGCCCTCCCCTGTATAAGTTAGACTTGCTCGCAACGATAGAACCATTAGACGCAGCATTATAACCAACATCAACTATAATATAGTTTGTATACTTATCTCCACGATGCACATATAGCACCGTACTATCCTTACTACCCAATTTAAGCACCGTACTAGCCTCCTGAATGCCCGAAAGGCTAATATTACCACCTGCACTAACATTGTCAGGCAACAGTCCCATTACGGCAGCCAATTCGCCATCGCCACAGTCATAATCAGAACCTGCAGCCGTAAAGCCCTTATATTTTACCTCGTCAATCATACTCTGTCTTAATTTCAATTACAGTTGCGAAGATACTACCAAACGCCCTCATTAGAACATTAAGTATTAATCCACAGTGTATATGTATTCCATTATTCATTAAGCCTTAGAAAGGCAGCTGAATGGCTTTGCGAAATGGCAAAAAGGGGAGCGAGAAATTAAGCTCCCTTTTTTCTATTAAAATCTATAGTAGAAAAACATATTCCCTATTTGTCGCACTTGCGTATAATTAACTGTTATACAACGCATTATGAGATAATAAATTTATTTTTTTAAACAACTTCCCTATTTGTCGCATATCTTTGTAATTATCTGTTTATTAATATGTTACAAAGATATTAATTTGATTATAAAAAATGCTCCCTATTTGTCGCAGTTACTCGTCTTTTATAGTAAAACACCCTATTTTTTAAAAGTCTAATTTAACATTTAGTTTTGGCGCATTTTAAAACATATTCCCTATTTGTCGCTATTATATATAACAAGTTGATTATTAGTATAATATAAGTGTTCAATTTAAAAACACAAAATATACTCCCTATTTGTCGCAGTACCGTGTAACTTCCTAAATAATATATGGTTATAAATGCATCAATATTTTGAGTTTTAAATGTTCCCTATTTGTCGCAATTTGCATTTTCGGTCTTTTTGTTTTAACAATTAACCTTTGAAGTGTTTATTTTTGTTTAATTCTGTTTAATTTTCTCAACCCTCGCGCGCACGTGCGGTTAGGATAAAGCTATATATATAATATATTATTAAAAAGAAAAGAAAAAGAAAAGAAAAATATTATTATAATACGCACGAGAAAAAATTTTTCGTTTTTTCTATTTTTACATTCTTTCACAATTAAAAGAAAGAAAAACAAAGAAAAGAAAGAAACATTTCTTATGGTTGTTGTTTTAATTTTTCTTGCATCATTTCAAAATCTTTTCTTATGTCTGTGGCGAGAACTTTTGCGTACGTGCTTTCGGTTATTTTGATGGACGAGTGTCCGAGCATCTTTGAGATATGCTCCATCTTCACACCAAGCGATAAAGCCATAACAGCGTAAGTATGCCTCGCCCAGTGTGTGGAAATGGGTTTGTCTATCTTTGCGTACGATGCAACGACTTTCAGATACTGATTGTATTTTTCGTTGCTTATAATTGGCAGCTTGTAGTCATACTTCTTTAGTACCTCCAACGCCTTATCGAGTATTACCACAAAATATTCCTCGTCTGTCTTTTGTCTTGTATCCCTGATTGCATAGCAGCTTCCCTGTTTCTCAGTTTTAGAAAAGTCAAACTTCGCCAAGTCGCTGTATGAAAGACCTGTGTAGCTTTGGAATATAAACAAATCCCTGACACGTTCTACAGCCTTATCTGTAATCGTGCAGCGTTCTATCTGTTTCAGTTCGTCCATTGACAGATACTTTATGCCTTTAGACTTTCCACGCTCTATTTTTAGTTTGCTATACGGATTGATTGTAATGTAGTCAAACCTTATAGCCTCGTTAATGTATGCTTTGAGCCTCTTGTGATAGCCATAGATAGTTGTCTGCAGATAGTTCTTACTATGTAGCCAGTCATCAAACTTTGTGATATTGGCAGTCGTTATGTCGGAGAAGTGTTCTATGTATTTAAATTCTTCGAGTGCAATTAGAAGTGTTCTGTGCGTCCTCTTTGTTGTTTCTCTTATATCGCCCCTGTCAAGCAGGCGTTCTGCAATGAACTCTATAAACGTCAGACTGCTATCATTGGCACTTGTGCGTTTCATAAAACTTGTAAGTTCATCGAATGAGAAAGGAACGTTACGTTGTATTCCGTCCTTTATGAAGTCCTGCACCTGTTTTAGTTGTGCGTCTAAAATATCATTGTATTCAAAAGTGTGTGGCGAATTGATGACTTTGTATCGGTCGTCCCATTGGTCAGCGTACACTTTTACTCCAGTTGAGAGCCATTTGCGTTTCCTGTTATACGTAACTTCGAGTTGCACCAACCCTGTTTTGTTCTTTGTCGCTACGTGTTTCCTGTCAAACACCAGCCTAACCATTGCATACTTCATTGTTTCTTTTGTTTTTGGTATCACAGATGGTATCACATCGGGTACAAGAATATGTCCGCTATTGTCCGTTAATGTCCGCTACTGCTCTTCTTGTATTAGTCCCACCTTTCGTTATAACTGTTTGATTATCAGTTGTAATATACTCATTTTCAGCAAGTAACAAAATATTTAAGTACCCTTTTTCTGTGACTCCGATGGGATTCAAACCCATGACCTTAGGAACCGGAATCCTACGCTCTATTCAGCTAAGCTACGGAGCCATTGGTTTGGCTATACGCATTTGGTATGCCGAACGTGTGCAAAGGTACTGTAAAGTTCTTAATTAGCAAAATTTATGCGCCACAAAATAAGCATTAGGCAGGACTGCAAGCAAAGCCAGAAAGTAGGCAAACAGGCGTATTAAGTCTTTTAAACAATAGTTAGAAAGCAGCGTGGTTAATGTATTGATTTGTTAAGTAATACTCAACAATTTGATTATCAGCATATTTTTTTGTACCTTTGCACGCATTAATATGAAGCCGAGAAATTATGTGCACCATTTCTCATGTGCACCATTTCGCATAGCTTGCCCATTTTGCGGTAAGTTTATAGGTTTCGGAAAATTGTATGTAATGAGAATTATAAGAACACTAACAGTAGGAATTTTAATGGTATTGGCACTAAACTCTGCAAGTGCAGAAACTGCCGCAAAAGCTAAAAAATTCGATTGGCGACCCGTGATGGACGCTATTACACAGGTAGAAAGTAAAGGAAATGCAAAAGCCGTAAACGGTCCGCACGCTGGAATATTACAAATTTCGCACCACGTTGTGGCAGAATGTAACAACATTTTAAAAGCAAAAGGTAGCAAGAAACGTTACACAATGGCAGACCGTTTCAGTCCCGAAAAATCGAGAGAGATGTTTGTTCTGTTTCAATCAAAATATAACAAGACAAACAATGCAGAGCGAG